AAACGACGACGGCAGGGGCGACGGCACTGCTGAGCCCAGCCTCGATTTCAAAGCCGTTGACAGCTGCGTCTTTCGCAAAAAGATTCAGGTCAGCTCCGATGGCTGTCAGTACATCTCTGACACCATGAAGGCCTACTCAATCTGGGATGGGCGTCCTAAGTACCACAACACTTGGGACTAGCGCCGGCCCTTAAATTTGAGGCGTCGGGGAGCCTGACGCCTTCGGGCTGAAAGCCATACAACACCCGGTTAGCTCGGCAGCGGGAAAAGCAGGGCGCGACAAACAGCGCGATCCATCCCCCGACACCCCTTTTTTATGGACATCCATTACAAACGCCTCTACGGCCCGGAGCTGATTGCCCAGGTCAAAATGTCAGGCAAACTCAGAAAAGCAGCCTTAGTTTTGCGCTGCGGCTACGCCAAAGTCATCGGTCGACATGGCCGCATCCTCCCGGACTACGACGCGTTCTACACCTCCCTGATCGAAGCCAAACGAGAGCAGGAGCAGGCCAACGGCTCCGCTCAGCAAAGCAACAACGACCTCAAAGCCTTCACTGACTATGAACGCCGACTTCGTGATGCGTATGCCAAATCCAAAGATCAGGGTCCTTAACACCGGAGTCATTCGCATTCAGATCGATGACCTCGTTGGTTTTGTCGACTCTCAGCATTTAGTTGATCCAAAGATCTTGCAGCTGCAGGTAGCGTGGCGACAGCGAAACAATCCGCGTGGAGTCAATCAACAGCCTGAAGTCTGACCATAAAAACGCACGGAAACGCACAGATCGATCCTCTGAACTAATCAAAGAGTCTTTGCAGCGCTACGGCGCCGCTCGCTCCATCGTTATCGACGAGGAGAACCGCATCCTCGCCGGCAACGGCACGGTCGAGGGCGCCAAAGCGGCCGGCATCAGCAACATCCGCGTCATCGAGACAGAGGGCGACGAGATCATCGCGGTGCGCCGCACCGGCCTCTCTGAGGAGCAAAAGGTCGGCCTCGCTCTCGCCGACAACCGCACCTCTGATCTGTCGACTTGGGATCAGGAGATGCTGAACCGGCTCTCTGATGAGCACGACATCAGCCCCTGGTTCTCTGATGCAGACCTGACCGGCCTAGCAGAGGCAGAAGATCTGTCGGCATTTGATGAGGCTGTCGAGGATTCGATCGAGGCAGAGACAGCGCAGCCAGGCGCCAAACTCGCCGATCGGTTCGGCATCGCTCCGTTTTCGATCCTCAACGCCCGAGAGGGCTGGTGGCAGGAGCGCAAACGCCAGTGGCTGGATCTCGGCATCCAGTCAGAGGTTGGTCGAGAGGGCAACCTCCTCGGCATGTCTGAGACGGTGCTGCAGCCTGATGAGCAGCTGCGCCAGCTAAAGGAGGCCCTGCAGGCTGGAGGCGGCGCAGGCAACGGCAGCATCCACGCCAAAATCCCCGGCTACTACCAAAAGAAAAATGCCGGCATGAGCGACGAGGAGATCGTCGCCGAGTTTCTCGATTCTGGCTCTCAGATCGGTGCAGGCACCTCGATCTTCGATCCTGTTCTCGCCGAGCTGGTTTACCGCTGGTTCTCTCCTCAGGATGGCGTCATCCTCGATCCGTTCGCTGGCGGATCAGTGCGCGGCATCGTTGCCCTGAAATCAGGGCGGCAGTACATCGGCTGTGATCTCCGGGCTGAGCAGGTCGAGGCCAACCGCGCCCAGGGCGCAGAGATCACCCCAGACAACCCGCCCATCTGGCACTGCAGCGACTCCCGCAACATCGATCGCGTTTGCGAGGGCCTTCAGGCCGACATGATCTTCTCCTGTCCTCCTTACGCAGATCTCGAGGTCTACAGCGACGATCCGAAGGATCTGTCCACGCTGCCCTATGACCAGTTCGTTGAGAGCTACCGGAAGATCATCGCCAAATCCTGCAGCCTCCTAAAGGACAACGCGTTTGCCTGTTTTGTCGTTGGCGATGTCCGCGACAAAAAGGGCAACTACTACAACTTCGTCGGCGACACCATCAAAGCGTTCACCGATGCAGGGCTCAGCTACTACAACGAGGCGATCCTGATCACCCCCGTCGGCACCCTGCCCATCAGGGCCGGCCGCACATTTGCCAGCACCCGCAAGCTCGGCAAGACGCATCAGAACGTCCTCGTGTTCCTGAAGGGCGATGCCCGCAAAGCCGTCGCCGCCTGCGGCGAATGTGACTTCGCTGAGGTTGAGGAGCAGTCTGCAGAGCATGGCCCTGTCGCTGAGAGCACCGAGTACGGCGAAAAGCTGACCGCTGATTCCATCGGAGGAGAGCTGTGAGCGATGCACCCGCCTGGGCGCTCGGTTACGACCTGGCGTTCCTGAAGCAGCTTGCTGCTGTTTTCGCTCGCGATTTCAAGCCGCACTGCTACGGAGCGTTCGGCCTCCCGAAAGAGCGCGACATCGCTACCGCGATGAAGGAGGGTCAGCTGGCGTGGACCCGCTCGCCCGAAACCAACGCGATCGCTGCCGTGGTGATGTTTCGCATCGCCAAGGTCGCTAGCTCTCAGAGCGATTTCGCTCAACGGCCGATCAACATCCACAAGGGTGATCTGCAGATCCGAGCCCTAGCGGGCAGCCCCGCAGATCTCAGCAGGCTGGTCACCAAGCTCATGGACAAGGCTGGCCCACGGCCCGTTTGGATCGAGCTGCACGAGGAGAACCGAAAGCTCAGAGATGTCGCGATCAGCCTCGGCTTCAAACCTGTAGCAACCAAGGTCACCGCCTCATCTGACATCAAGGCGCTCTACATCCATGGGGAGCCCAACCCCGGAGCGCGCGTTCAAGGCAGCCTGCACCCCTCCGACATCCCTGCTCTCAAACTCCTGGGATGTGGCGCCATGCCTGGCGAGATTCAAGCGTGCCTGGAGGAGATCGCCTCGTTCAATCCTGCATGGGAGCAGCACTACAGCTCCTATAACAAACGCAAAAGCTGGACGGCCATCGCCCTGCAGGGGTTCGATCCCTCTGATCCTGGCTTCATCATCAAGCCCGCAGAGATGAGCAAGGGGTGGAAACAGGACAACCCTGAGCGGCTCAAAGCTACCTGCTCTCCAACCATCGCAGGGATGGCGATGCCCACTGTTTGGCGCCTCGCGCAGAGCGTTCCCGGCAAGCTCGAGCGGGTGCGCCTCATGCGGCTTCGTGCATCGAACGGCGAGCTGACTCGTCATGCCGACATCACCGATCGGGATGCAGGCACTGCAGACGGCAGGATCGCCCGCCTGCACATCCCGCTGCAAACGGCTAAAGGCTGCGAGTTTTCAGGCTGGGAGCTAACAGGCAACCGCACCCGCCTGCATTTCCCCGCCGGCTCGCTGTTCTATCTCGACATCAGGAAACCGCACGCAGTCAAAAACACCAGCGACTGCGATCGGATTCACCTTGTTGTTGACGTTGCCTGCAACGCTCAAACCCGGAGGTTGATCGATGCCTGATCGTTGGTGGCAGCCCACGCCGATCATCGACCGCCACGATCGGTTTCTCATCGTGCGGGACGATCAGGTGCCTGGCGGCTCGAAAATGAGGTTCCTGCCCTACTTAGTGCAGGATGCCAAGGAGGTTGTGTTCGGCGGCCCGTTTTGCGGCGGCGCTCCCTACGCCCTCTCTGTTTGGGGGCAGCGGACCAACAGCAAAGTCACGCTGTTTTATGCCAAGCGAAAAGAGCTGCACGTCCGCCAGAAAAAAGCCCTGCTCAACGGCGCGACCATCTATCAGGTGCCCTACGGCTACATGACGAACGTGCAGGCCAAGGCCAAGCGTTACGCCCGAGAGCATGGCGCTTTGTTCCTTCCGCTCGGCTTCGACGTGCCCGAGGCTTCGAACCCTTTTATCGAACAGATGCGTCGCGTTCGATCGATGGTCGGCAACGTCGATCAGGTGTGGGCCGCAACCGGCTCAGGGATGTTGGCCCGCTGCCTCGGTGAGGCGTTTTATCCGACGCCCGTCCATGGCGTCATCGTTGGCCTGGCGAGCCGCAACTCCAAGCAGCAGTATCCATCCAATGTCACGCTGCACGAGTACCCGAAACAGTTCTCGTGGTCCTGCTCCTACGAAGCGCCCTTCCCAACATGCGGTAACTACGATCGGAAAGCATGGGAGTTATGTCACAAACTGTCAGCAGGGACAGTTCTGTTTTGGAATGTTCTGGGGTGAATCATGCCGGCGAGTAACTCGACCAAAGCAAAAGTTGAGATGAGGGTGAATCGGATCGCTCGTCTGTTGGCTAACGGCGCGACCAGATCTGAATGCGTGCAATACGGTTCAAATGAGTGGGGCATCGGCGCCCGGCAGATCGACAAGTACATCCACCGCGCCCGAGAGCTGCTGAGAGCCGACTGGGAGCTGGATCGGCAGACGATGGTTGCCGAGCTGCTGAGCCAGTGCGCCACGCTGCAAAAGGAGGCGCGCAAGCAGGGCAACCTCAACGCTGCGCTGGGCTGCATCAACTCAGCCGCTCGTCTCGCGAGGATTTTCGATTGACTATCCTCGACGCCATCCCAGCGGGCTACGTCCTGCATCGGCCCGGCGAACATGGCCGCGACCTCAACATGCAGGAGCTGTTGGATCGAGTGCGGGATGACCTGCATCCGGGACAGCGCGCTTTCGTAGACGATTGCTCGACGCAGATCCTCGGCGTTTCTGCAGGCTATGGAGCGGGCAAAACGCGAGCCCTGGCAGCGAAAACCCTGTTTATGGCCGCAGCCAATCAGGGTTTCACGGGCTGCGTCATGGAGCCAACCGGACCGCTCATCCGCGACATCTGGATGAATGACTTCGAGGAGTTTCTCGAGGGCTACGAGGTGCCCTATACGTTCCGGGCCTCGCCTCTGCCCGAGTACATCCTGCATCTGCCCCAGGCCGACACCAAGGTGCTGTGCCGCAGTTTCGAGAACTGGTCACGAATCATCGGCCTCAACCTGGCGTACGTCCTCGCGGACGAGATCGACACGGTCAACCCGACAACCTGCCAGCGAGCGTTCCCCAAAATCCTCGGCCGTCTCCGAGCTGGCAACGTGCGGCAGTTCGCTGCTGCCTCAACGCCTGAGGGCTTCCGCTGGATGTGGAAAACGTTTGGCTCAGAGGATGCCCTGCAGCGAGACGATCGCAAACTCATTAGGATGCGATCGGTAGACAATCCGCATCTACCCCAAGACTTCATCGAACGGCTCGAGGCCAACTACGACCCAAGCCTGCTGCAGGCGTACCTGCACGGCGAGTTCGTCAACCTCAACACCGGACAGGTTTATGACCGCTTCGATCGATCGAAGCACGTAACCAGCATCATTCCCGACGTCAGCTCCGAACCTCTACGCATCGGCGTTGACTTCAACATTGGCAACATGTCAGCCGTAATCGGTGTTCGTCTTGGCAACAAGCTCGTGCTGATCGACGAGATCAGCGGTGCCCATGACACCGACGCTCTGGGTCAAGAAATCAGACGGCGATTTCCCGACCGCCGTATATACATCTACCCTGACGCATCAGGCGGCTCGCGTTCTACTAACGCCTCCCGCACAGACATACAGATCCTCGAATCCTATGGATTCAGCAATCAATCGCCGAAGGCAAATCCTCCCGTCCGTGATCGGGTGGCTGCTGTGCAAGCTGCTCTGGAGAACGGGAAAGGCGAGGTCCGCGTCCAAATAGCGAGTAGCTGCAAGCGAACGATTGAGTGCCTCGAGCTGCAGAGCTACACAGAAAAAGGCGACCCTGATAAAGAAGGCGGGTATGACCATATGAATGACAGTTTGGGTTATCTCGTATGGCGTGAATTCAATCCTCTGCACGCTCGTGCTGGTCGTGGTACAGGAATCAGGCTTTACTAAACTGCGGAGATCAGGCGGAGTTGCGCTGTGTATTCAGGCTTTACGAATGTTGGCCGCCAGCGCGTCGGCACTGTCACCAACGTCAATGATCCAAGCACCGCTTGGATCAACATGGAGCCGCACTGGCTGTTGATCGAAGTCCTGCTGCAGGGCACTTACGGCATCAGGAAAAAGCACCGTACATATTTGCCACAAGAGCCTCGCGAGTTAGACGAGGCGTATGACAATCGACTTCTACGCAGCGTTCTGTCGCCTTATTACGTCCGTCTCGAACGGATGCTGGCTGGCATGTTGACGCGGAAGCCGGTCCGGCTGACTGATGTTTCAGATCAAGTCATCGAGCATCTGTTCAACGTTGATCTGCAGGGCAACGACCTCAACGTCTGGGCCTACGAAACGGCTCGCAAGTGCATCCGGTACGGCCACGTCGGCGTGCTGGTTGATGCTCCTGCAGCAGGGGAAAACGGCCGGCCTTACTGGGTGACCTATACGCCACGCGACATCCTTGGATGGCGGACGGAGATCAAGGACGGAGAGCAGCGCTTGACGCAGCTGCGTTTGATGGAAAAGATCGTCGTCGCTGACGGCGACTACGGCGAGCAGCACGTTGAGCAGATCCGGGTGCTGACGCCCGGCACCTTCGAGATTCATCGCAAGGATGAGGCGGGCGATTTCAGAGTTGTCGAAGAAGGCACCACCAGCCTCTCCGAGATCCCGTTCGCTGTTGCCTATTCCAACCGCGCCAACATCCTCGAGTCCACGCCTCCTTTGGCGGACATCGCTGAGCTGAATCTGCAGCACTATCAGACGCAGAGCGATCTCAGCAACCAGCTGCACATCAGTGCCGTGCCGATGCTGGCCTTCTATGGGTTCCCCCAAGCAGCAGAGGAAGTCAGCGCCGGCCCTGGAGAGGCGATCGCATTCCCCGCCGACGGACGGGCTGAATATATCGAGCCTGGCGGCCGCAGCTATGACGCTCAGTTCAAGCAACTGGACAGAATCGCTGAGCAGATCAACAGCCTGGGCCTTGCTGCCGTGCTCGGGCAAAAGCTCGGAGCGGAGACAGCCGAGGCCAAACGCATCGATCGCAGCCAAGGCGACAGCACCATGATGGTGATCGCTCAGCAGATGCAGGATCTGATCGACAACTGCCTGCAGTTTCACGCCGATTATCTGCAGGAGCGGGAGCCAGGCACCAGCTTTGTTAACCGCGATTTCCTGTCCTCTCGCCTCGACCCGCAGGAGATCCAAGCGCTGCTTGCCCTCTATACAACGGGCACGATCACGCAGAAAACACTGCTCGATCAGCTGGAGGCCGGCGAAGTTCTGGGCGATGAGTTCGATGTAGACGAGGAGCTGGAGGCAACGCAGACAGGCGGGCTGATCGAGACGAACCAACCCGACCAGCGGGAGCGAGCGGTCATGCCAGAGGCGGAGCCAGAGCAGGAATCGACCGAGAGGATCCCCGAGTGATGGGCTGGATGAACCGCTGGCAGAAACGAGGCAGCGATCAGCCGAAGCAGCTGCTGTACTTCGCTGAGCAGCAGCTAGAGAACGAGTTCTACGCAGTCATCCGGGCTACATGGTTTGAGGGCACTCGAGTCAGGCTGGTGGAGGAATCGGCGTACAGCTTCTACGACGGCATGACTCCTCATGATCTGCGGCTTTTGCTGAAGGATCTGTTGAGCAGAGGCGCTGACGTCTCGATCTGCTGCATCGATGGAGCGGATGAGCTGGGCCTGAAAAGCTGATGAGCGAGCTAACAGAGCTGTTCCGCAATGCGATCGATCTGAATCGCTACAGCAACGGCGTCTCGCTCCGGCTGGTGCGTGCATGGAACGATGCGGTGCTCGATGTTGTGGAGCAGCTGCAGCTCCTCGATGATTTGGATCGATCGGCAAAGGCCGTCAGGTTGCGGTCGATCCTGGCTCAGCTCAAAGAGTCGCTCGATACCTGGGCAGGCACGAGCACGCTGGCGATGCAGCAGGAGCTGCAGGGACTAGCAGTTTTGCAGGGCGAGTTCGCGACGAGGCAGCTACAGCGGGCGCTGCCTGCTGGCAGGGCTGACATCGTGCGAACGGTTGAGATCAGCCCAACGCTTGCCCAGGCGATCGTGACCGCCGAGCCAACAGCTGCAGGCGTTGTCAATCTGAGCGACAGCTTGGTGCGGATGAGCACCCAGCCGGTGACTTTTCAGCTCACGCTCGGGCAGCAGCTAACGCTCCCGAACGGCCAAACGATCAAGCAGGCGTTCAGCAGCATGTCGGAGAGGCAGGTCGACATTTTCAGCCTGACGGTGCGCAACGGGATCATCGAGGGCGAGTCGATCGAGGCGATTACCCGCAGGGTGCGTGGGCGGCTGCAGAGGGATCAGGCTGGCTCTGTTGACGCGATCATCGCCAGAGGCGGCCAAGCGACGGCCATCCCAAACAACCAAATCAGGGCGATCGTTCGCACCAGCGTGAATCAGGTCGCCTCTACCTCTGACCAACTGATCGCAGCTCAGAACCCTGAGCTAACGAAACATTACATCTACACCGCGACGCTCGACTCAAAAACGAGCGACATCTGCAGAGCGCTCGACGGGAAAATGTTTCGCCATCAGGAGGGGCCTGTACCGCCTCAGCATTTCCAGTGCCGCTCGAGGATCCGCAATGTGCCGCGTGGCCTCGAGAAAGAGTTCTCTGAGATCAGGGAAACCTACGGGCAGTGGCTCAACGATCAGGACGAGGATACGAAACGCGATGTGCTGGGGCAGGAGCGGTTGAAACTATGGGATGGGCTGGTCAAAAAGTACGGGCCAACAGATGCGATCCGTAAGTTTGTTTCGCAGGACGGCGCGACGCTAACTTTGGATCAGCTCAAAGACCGTGGCTATGGCGCCCTTGCCAAGTAAGTATCAGTTCAAAGCCTCCACTTCGTCCGAGGCCGCCTCCTGCCCTCCCAAAAAACCAGCCGCCAAAAAAGCTAAGGCCAAGCCCTCGTCAGAGGAATGAAGAGCTACTACGATCGGCACAGCAGCGCTTGTTCCATGCCTGGTTACATGAAGGGGCCGAAAAAGCCCCAGAAGCCCGCCGGCAAGCGTAAAAAAGGCAGCAAGAAAAAGTAATGGCTTCCCGCAACGTCCCGACAGACAAGGCTTTGTACAGCCGCGTCAAAGCGGCAGCGAAGCGGAAGTTCGACGTCTATCCGAGCGCCTACGCGAACGCCTGGCTCGTTCGTGAATACAAAAAGCGCGGCGGAACCTACACGACGCAATCATCCAAACCTAAAAGCCGTGGCCGCAAGAAAAAGAAAACCTAGAGGCGGTCTCGGGCGTTGGTTTGCCGAGAAATGGGT